TTTTGTTTTGTTTTGTTTTGTTTTGTTTTGTTTTGTTTTGTTTTTCCCATACTTTCTCATATAATAATTTACTATACTATAATCAAATATTATAATCTAAGAATAATTCAACGGTGGTAATGGCGACAAACACATTTTAATATGTCCCATTTCCGACCCGATTCCATATTTTACAATCAACGGTAAATCGTTCTCTAGAAAAAGCTCTAAATGGGGGGACAATGGCGTGCATTTAATAATGTTATTTAGACATTTCAAAGGGAATTCTCCCTGCATCACTACGGATGGATCTGGCTTCTTTTTAAACTTAATCGTTTCTGCGGATTTCTCTAAAGGAACTGGTTTATCGGGTGGTTGTTCTCGCCTAAATACCCTGGATGTGCAAAAGGGTCCAACACCCGAAAAAATGAGATCATCTCCTACACTTTCGATTTTGATTCTATCGGTTAATCCTGTAAAATCCCGAATGATTTTCTGGAATCCTACGGATGGCATAATGATAATCGCAGAATAATTCACTTCGGGAACTTCTAATTCATCTTCGTCTGGTTCGAATAGTCTCAATTTATAATTCGTGCATTGTTCGATTTTCCCATTATCATATTGCAAGCCTAGATGCGATACACTACCATCGTGATAATCATCTTTATCGATATACATGGAAAAAAGGTCGTCGTTGGATGTATTGGAAATCAATTTGAATAAATGGAGAGAATTCGCACAAATGACGATTTTGTCGGGAATACATTGATGTTTCTCGAATTTGAGTTCTACTGCCACTAAGGAAGTATGATTCTTGTCGTAATTAATGATTTTCAACTTTTGTTTATCGATAATCATGGTTAGATCAGGAACCAAACCTTTTAAAGCGCTAGAAAGATGCTTTATGTGTGGAATTTGTATGTTTTGTATCTTTAAAACATTATTTTGAATATTCATTTTTTATTGAACCGATTATAAATATTAACGCATATTGTTTATATTTATTTTTTAATGGAATATGAATAAATATATTGTTTATAACAAAATAAACACAATTCATTTGAATCATTATAATTCAACCATGAATCCTATTCACATTTGGAAAATTAATGAAAATTTAGATGTTTTAATTCCTTTTACGGAAATAAAAAGTTCTACGAAATTATTAAATTTGAAAAAGAATCGTGATGCATATGATGTTTTAGAAAATGCGGTTTTTAAAATTACCGAATTTCATTTAAAAAGATTAGAAATGGTGTTAGATGATTCGATTCATGTTGAATTTTGGTTGAAAAATACTTCCGATATTCATAATTTTCATTTAGATTGTGATGAGTATGAAAAAAAAGAAAATAAAAAATATTATCATCCGTTGGTATCCTGTATTACTTATTTAAATGATCATGCTGATCCTACCTTTATTTCCAATGTAAGTTATGAAGAATATAAATATAAAGATTTTGATGAACAAACCGGATTCTCTGTTATTTTTCCTGAAAAAGGTAAACATATTTCGTTTGATGGTAGTAAATATCACGGGGTTACCTCTTTAGATAAAAATGAAAATTTGCTCAGATATATTTTAGCTGTAAACATATGGAATACACGCAAACCTACCAATGTGGAATATTATACTTCGAATGTGGTTGGAAGTAATATAGATTTGACATTTACAGAGGTGGTGGATGCTTTACATAATATAGAAATAAAAGATGATTCTAAAATCAACGTTTCGATTTTTAATGATTTACTATATGATAAAAACAATAAAAAGTTTTTAGAAATAACAGATGTTTCTGTTTATAAAAATATTTCGATACATTTTAAGAAAAAAGAATTAGGAATCATTCTTGACAAGAAAAAAAATGTTCAGGCAGATTTAGATTTTATTAAAAATGATGGTGCGTTTACCATTAATCGTTTTTTACAACGTTGTGTTTTTCCTAAAGTATATACCCCTGATATTTGTAAATGGATAGTGGAAGAAGGAGAAAAACATGCTGCTAAAAATGGAGGATGGACCACTAGTCGACATAAAAACTATCCTACTACGGATTTACCTGTAAAAGATATTCCAACAATCTTTAGTTTTATCTTATCATCTTTACCTTTTAATTTGGATAAAATAGTTAAAATGTATGGACTAGAAGGTAGTAAAATAAATATTTGTGATTTATTTTTAGTGAAATATCATGAAAATATGCAAAATGAATTAGAAGTTCATAAAGATGGTAGTGTTTTGTCTTTTGGGATTGTTCTAAGTAATCCATGTGATTACGAAGGTGGTGGAACAATGTTTGAAGATGGTATGCATTATTCTTTAGAACAAGGAGATATGTTAGTCCATTCAGGGAGAGTAAATCATACTGGAATGAAAATAACCAAGGGAACAAGATATGTTTTGGTTGCGTTTTTAGATGTAGAATTATGATTACGGATCTCTAAATAAATAAATTGCAATGTAACCTGATCCACCAGCACCCCCATTATTACCATCCGCACCAGTTTCATTTGTATTGTTGTCTCCAGTAGGTCCATAAACTCCTTCCGCTCCCTTTCCGCCATAACCATATTCGGTAGGAACCTTATTATCATACGAATTTATTAATCCGCCAGCTACTTCGTTATCTTTTGATCCACCAACTCCATTGCTTCCATTATATGTTGAAACACTTCCACTACCACCATTTCCTTGACCCCCATCCGCACCTTTATTACGAGGTCCGGTTCCAAAACCTTCTGTTCCGCCAGCGCCTCCATTTCCAGCAGCTCCAGTATATGTTAATAATACACTAGCAGTTCCTATGCCGCCACCATTAGCGTCCCTATAATCGTCTTTTTTTCTTCCCATATAGAATCCATTTCCTCCTCCACCACCACCACCAACTGTATAGGTAAACACTCTATTATCTGGAACACGTGGGCGGGTGTTTAATACATAGGTTCCTCCTGCACCTCCACTACCACCACCACCACCATATGCCGTAAGACCCATGATATAACCTGTATCACCAAGCACACCTGCACTACCACCACCACCACCTCCTCCTCCAATTATTATAGCATTAAAATTTTTAAAATTTATTGGACATGTATAATTGGATGTTCCTACTGTATCTAATACAACAGTATATGGCATATAATAATAAGCTAAATTAGGTTCTCCTAATACACTATCTTTATATCCAATAGTTGTAATTAAATATAAATCTGCAACTTTTGATCCAGTATCACCTGGTAATTTAGTATATCTTGGTGAAACTGGATTTGTTGCGGGTCCAGATTTTACTAATGTTGTTATATCTACTTTATCATATTGGAATTTTGACATTATATTAATATAATAATATAAAAATAATTTTATATTTAGTTAATAATGGAATCTTTTATATTTATTAAATCGAATTCTATTTGTCACGATTTATGTGATGAAATTATTTCTAAATTTGAAGATGAACCTGACAAATATATTGGATTAACATTAGGTGGTGTTCAAAAAGATACAAAAGATACAACCGATTTTATTATTCCAAACAATTGTGAAGAATGGTATAAAATTCGTAAATGTTTATTAAAAGTATTAACACAAAATATAGATGAATATTTAGATAATTTATCCAATTGTGAAAATTATAAGAATACTGAACATAGTTTTTTACCAATAGATAAAAAAAATGTTATTTTTTATAATTTTATGGTTCAACGTTATATAAAAAACGAAGGAAGATATGTTTATCATAACGATTCTAATATTAATGTCGAAAAAAATGAATATAGAATCATGACGTATTTATGGTATTTAAATGACGTTGAAGAAGGTGGTGAAACAGTTTTTTGGAATGATCATAAAATAAAACCAGAAAAAGGTAAACTGATATTATTTCCTGCGTCATGGACTTTTCCTCATTGTGGAAGAATGCCTATTTCAAGTAATAAATATATTATTACGGGATGGATTTATCAAAAAATAAACTAATCATTTCTACAAGTTGCTAACATTGGTCGTTTATCATATTTATATTCTGCGTATTGTCCATACGCATTTACATAATGTAAAAATACTTGAATTTGTTCATTATGTTCATATTTATTTCTCCAATGAACCAATTCTGTTCCTTTATAAACTATCATATCGCCTGGTTGTAAAAATATTTGTTTTTCTACACATTCTTTTGTTTCGAACCATATATCCCATGGTTCCGCATCTATAGTAATACAAATAGTTGCGGAATATTCACAACTCGAGCGATCCTTATGTTTTGCTAAAGTAGAATCTTTGTAGTAAATTCGTAAATAAGAATACGATGGAAATAAGGATTTATTTACTATTTTTTCTATTTTTTTGGTCATAGTTTCTAATAATGTTTCCGTAGTTAATGCTGAATAATACGTAAAGGATGTTGGTGTTTGTGAATCTGCAAAAGCATAATCTTCTGGTTTTACATTATTTTGTAAACAAAGAAGTTTTTCAATCATTTTGATTTGTGTTGCTACATATTTCAGTAATTCTGGATCCAACACATTTCGTATTACTACATATCCATTTTTTTCAAAATCGTCCTCTGGTTTTATATTTGTATCCATGTTTCCTAAAGGTAAATGATTCTTTTTAATCTTTTTTAGAAAAAATCATTTTTTAAATATCTAATGAAACGGTATTTTTATCGGATTTATTTTGGCGGGGTTTACGATTACTTCGTTTCGGCATATTTCCTCCATCCAAATCTTTGAGAGAAGTAACACTTATCATAGAATCCGCTCCATTATCTACTGTAAAATTATCCATTGGTGGTTGTTGCACAGATACCGGTTTGGTTTTTAATCCTGAAAGTAAATTATCAATATCGGTCATTTGTGGTCCTCGCATTTCTGGTCTGGAAGTAGGAACTGGTGCAGGTGCAGTAGCTGCGGATTGGTAATTGTTTTGGATATCGACTCCTTGTTCTCGAAACATATTGGATACTGGAGTTGGTCTAGCTGCGGCTAAATCGGGACGTGATCCAGGGTTTTGGGTGAATTGCATTCCTTGACCCGCTGGGACTTGCATTTGTTGCGGTGCTTGTGCTCTGTTTGCCATATTTCCCATATTCTTCGTTTCTACGGACGCAGGTGGAGGTCCATATTTGGTAGACACTTGTTCCGGTGGATTCATCATATTTTTAGCAAATTCGAAAGTAGGACTCTGTTTACTCATAGTATCTACCGCTGCATTGGTAAACATACGCATCAATTCCGGACTCTGTTTCATGACATCCCCAAATCCGGGAGTAGCAGAACTCAACATCTTATTGCTCATATTCACTACTGCAGCAGAGAATCCTAGACGTAGTAAAAGCGAAAGCTCAGGTGCCATTTTACCACCCTTATATTTCTCATGTAATTCCGCGAAAATTTCCTCATAACTGTCTAAATCTTCGCTGACTTGTTCTCCCCATCCATCTAGATTCAAATCAAATGGATTCAAAAATGCATTTCCATATTCAATGGTATTTACCACGGTAGTAAACCACCATCCTTGTAATTTAATAGAATCCTTCTTTCGCTTATCTTCTAAAGCTCCTTCATATTCATCTTCCACTTCCTCGTAATTCGAATCCATGGTAAATCGACTGGAATTTTTAATCGTTCCCTTTTCATACCATTCTTCTAATTTCTTAATCATCATTCGCTTCTTACGACGGCGTTCTCTCTCGGTCATATTGGCGGAGGAAGAGGATTTAGGAATTTCGGCTCCCATTTTAGTAAATCCATCCCAGGTTTTCGATGTATTGTTTACAGACTCTGCAGTAGCTTGTCCTACATTGGAATTACTAGGTTCACTCGCTACCGGTTCTTTTGATGTAGTTCCAAATCCAAAGAAATTTCCAAAACTATTTCCTAAACCTCCAATGGTTTTGGAATTTGTAGAAGGGGTTTCTGGCATATTGACGGGTTTGACTCCCGACAATGCATTCAATTCATTCTCTAAATTATCCAATTCATCTAAATCGATTTTCATATTGGAATTCGAAGAGGTTCGTTTTTTCTCATTCATTAATAATTCAATTCCTCCACCGAAATTCACCGAAGGAGTGGAAGGTTTATTGAAATCCAAGTCGTCTAATCCAATATCAATTACTTCCATTTCTATTATTATGTTTAGATTACATTATTTATATTTATATTTACCGCATTGTTAAATATAAATATCTTTATCTCTTTTTTATTCTCCATTCTCCCTATTTTTCGAGAGAAATACCTATTTTCTTTCGAAGATACCAAATCCCCTGTAAAAATGCATCGGCTAAATCATCTTGTTTTTTAGGATACGTATCGAAAAACGTTTTCCAATTCGAAAATCCGGATTTAGTAGATTCTAACCATTGACGGGTATACGTAATGGCCTCTTTTTTATGTTGTTTATAGTCTGGATTCACGCCTTCTTTTTCCGTTTTTCCCTTTTTACTTTCTCCTAAATATTCTCTCAATTTATTCGAAGAAGAAACAAATTCAATTGTCGGAACTTTTTGTAAAATAAACATTTGAGCCACCATTCCTTGAATCGTTCTCATTTTATTTGCAATGGGAGAAATCTGGTTTTCAATGACGACATAGTGAATATCTTCTAAATCCATTTTCGAGAGATGATCTGCCATATTTCTCCCAATTTGAATAAAATCCAAAGCCCCCTTTTTTTTGGGTTCCCCTGAATCTCCTAATTTCTGTAAAACATGTTTGTGTATCCATTGTAAAATTGTCTCTACTTTTTCACCCTTCGGAGCGATTTTTTTTTCGCCTAAATCCATTGGGATTTTCCATTTTACAATAAAATCGTCGAGAGAATTTACCGACATTTTTTTTATTTGCGTTCTCTCGAATTCTTTTAAAGGGAGACAATATCCGGATATTTTCGCATGTTTTTCACAAAAACAGGGAGTGTCTTGGCCATTTTCCAAAATATATTTCGCTTTTTTAGAACATGGTGTTCGTTTAGAAGATAGCGTATATATACATGTTTTTGTTTCTATTATCGAAGATAGATGGTCCTTTTCTCTCGGTTTGAGAGAAATATCTAACACATTCCAATCCAAAATGGAAATCGGCGACGAAGATAGATCAAAAATACAATAGGCTAAATTCCGAATTCCAATATCGAAACTGATTAATTTAGGCATTTCTCTAAATTCCCATCTTCTTATTAACTTTTTTTGTATAAAAATATATAAAAAAATAGTATCTTTTAATAACAACATGTCTCTCCAAAAGCAAGTCCAAAAAATCGACGTAGATCTGTATGAATATCACCCAAATTTCTGTCATGATTATACCGATATTCACGTTACCACCGCGTTTATCGATAGCCGTCATTACAACATTATTATTACTCGATTAGATCAACCTATAGGATGGAATGAAACCCTGAAAATTCTCCTTCATTATCGAGAGAAAGAAATCACCAACATTATTACCGTAGATCCTTCTCCTGAAAAAACAGTCGAAATAGAAATCGAAACCGATTTCGACATCTATGCGTCTACGAGAGAAACGGAAATTCCAAAATCCTATTCTCTCGTTCCCAGAGATTCGATTCCCGTCGATAAAATGTCGAAAGATGAATTCGAAATAGCCTTTGATACGGAAATATATGCTAAACTTCCCGATAATTTATATGCAGTTGGATTTAAGAATGGCCGGATTTACATGTATAATGAGAAATTCGGGTCTTATTTTGAAATCGTGCATTGTATCAAAATAATCGCGCGTGTGTTTTTCGCGACGTTCCCTCCCGAACAAAAATATCATTTCGTCATTTGTGCGAATGACGGATATTTCGAACAAAATTACCATTCTCTCCATCGAACGATTCCTAAAGTCATTACGGAATATCATGATGGAAAACGAATTGTTCTGGATAATTTACAAGAATATCCCGTGTTTTACAAAAATAAATGGATTTTAGGCATGTCGAATCACCTAAATATGCCATTTACCATCGATACGATAGATCGGCATTATATTTACTGCAATTTATACAATCCATTCCGTTCTTTCCATCGTGGTATTCCTTTTTGTAAAAAGAAAAATCAAATCATTTTTGGTTGTCGCGTGCAGAGAGGCGGTAAATATAATTTTCTTACTTGTAAAACAGAACATCCCAATATTGGAGAGATGTCTCCCAGACAGTATTTTTATACAGATCACGTGTGTAAAGATAATGTAGTATATGGTTATGAACTATGGATCGATAATAAAGAAATGGTGAATTATAAATATATTTTAGACGTGGATGGGAATGCATGCACTTGGGATGCTACTGCTTGGAAACTCAATTCCGGTTCCGTCATTATGAAAACGAAAAGTCCATGGCGACAATGGTTCTACGACGATTATATACCATGGGTGCATTATATCCCGATTGCCGATGATTTCTCTGATTTACAGGAAAAATATCATTGGTGTGAAGATCATCCAGTGGAATGTGAGAGAATGATTGTCCGTTGTAAAGATCTTTTTCAAAAAACATTTCGATTTAACAATATTATGACGTATGTTCAATCTATTTTCGAGAGAACGCCGGAGAATTTATCGGCGTAATGGAACCCCGTATTTTTCTAACAATTCCGCTTGGGTTATTTCTGGCGCTATTTTCCTAGAGTCTAATCTTTCTCTCGATAAATACAACTCTTTTAAATCGGAATCTGTTTCGGTGGGAGAAATTTCATGTAAAGAAGCAAACCGTTTTGGACCATTTAGCTGGTTATATGTCGTTTCTGGAATAGGGTCGCATTTATAATATCCAGTATCATTCAATGCTTCCAATTGATTCTGTTTTATGATTTCATTTGCATTGTTTTGAATATAACGACGATATTGCCAATTCGATTGAATATTATTTATCTTGATTAAATCGTCATTCATAAACGATTCTGGTCTCCAAGTAGAGAGAATGGATCTTCCATCTGCCATTTTTGGCGGGAAATGTTGAAAACGATTATTGGTTTGATATCCTAAAGTAGATGCAGGTAATGTCTCTCGAATATCTGGATAAGCACAATTCATATTCTCTCCTTTTAAAAATGAAAACATGTTTCGATTTCCTTTTTTTATATTATTCCAATATAAAAAAAGATGGATTTATATTGTCTAAATCGTTTCTTCCAATAACTTTAACAACTCTGCTCTTTTCATTTTATTTGGATTCGTGGATAGTCCTTTAGATATAACCAGTGTTTTTAATTCATTTAAATTTAATTTCGTATAAGAGATGGTTGGTTCTTTGGGAATGATTTCAACATTGACATCGATATCCACATCCATATTCATATCGATATCGACCATTGGATTTTCATCTTCCTTTTCGATTTTGATAACATGAATCGGTTGAACCTCTAAATCAATACTTTCCATTGGTATATTCTCCATTTCATTTATCTCGAAATCTTTAATGGTATCCTCGTCATCACTTTCCTCTTCGTCCTCGTCCTCATCCTCATCCTCATCATCATCTTCTTCGTTAATTTTATCCATTACAATGATTTTTTTATAAGGACTCATATCTACATCGGTCGTGGTCGGTCCATTTGGTATAGTTGAAAATACAATATTTTGTTTTTGTTGCATGGCAGGAGGAGAACATATAAACGATTTCACAATATTCAATTCTTTTACTAAATTATTATACATTTCTGTAAAAAGAAAACTCTTTTTCTCTAAAGTCTCAATTCTCTGTTTAAAATGAAATACTATTAGAAAAATAAGAACTATAATTATGCCTAAACTCAAATAAAAAATACCTTCAATAAATGGAAAGAACGACATTTTTATATTATTCATACATAAGAAAAAAAGGAGTTTAACGCAATTGAATTGAATCGAATATCGTTTTCTTTCACGGTTTTTTCTCTCGACAATATAAATATATATGAATCGAGTGGAAGAACCATATTTTAATACGCCTAACAATGATTTATTTCCTTCCTCTACTACTACTACTACTACTACTAACTCCACCTTCACAGATATGACTTCGTTATCCTCGCCCTCTTCTGTTGTGAATATGCAAACGGTTCTTATTATTCTACTTCTTCTATTATTATTAATTATTATTTCAGGATTAAATATATTTAATATTTTAGGCAGTTTTTTCCAGAATCTCGCAAATTTCTTTGGACCGGTGATTACTCAATTTTTAAATGCATTGGGATATAGTGCAGGAACCGCTTTAGATAAAGTGTCGGATGTTTCTGCAGATGTAGCAAAAGGAGGTATTGATCTAGTAGATGGAGCACTAAATAATGTAGGTGGATTATTAAAAGGAGACAATAAAACCATGCCATCCCCAACCACCACTTATATGCCAACTCTAACTCCAACTCCAACCATCACTGATATGCCAACTCCTCCTCCAAATACTCCTACAGAACCGCCTACGGAACCAGAACCAGATAGTAGTGAAAATAATATTCAAAAGCCGATTTCTGCGGATAAATGGAACTGGTGTTTAGTGGGAGAATATCAAAATAAACGCGGATGTGTAGAAATCACCGATAGTGATAAATGTATGTCTGGTCAAGTATTTCCTTCCCAGAAAATGTGCCTAAATCCAACCTTTACCCAGAATTAGATTAGACCGCTGTAATTGTAAAGATTCCTAATGTATCTGGTATAGGTAATGTATTCTTCAACTCACAATGATAGGGTGTATTATTTATTAAATAATCCGATGTTACATTTGCGACTACATACGCACTAATGTTTTCAATTGTATTGTATTCACTAATTTTAATAGAGGTTGGATGTTCTACCTCTATTAACAATTGAAAATCGTAAAAATATCCAGGATCTGCAAATAATGTAATATTGGATATGCTTAAATACCCAATAAAAAAAGATCCGGCAGGACTATTACTATTTGCATTTGTCGAAATATCCACGGTATAATTCGTAACTAATTTGCTAGTATCGTAAGTATATATAGTATCCGATGTTACGATTTGGTTATTATACACAGTATTTAAAAGAATCGATTTTATTTGTATCGAATCAAACGATGTATCTATATGTATGTCTTTTCCACTTATATATACGTTTGTTCCATTATTATCTATCAATTTTCCACTATCATCTATGTATGATCCACTAATATCCATGTATATATTTAATGCCAAAGGAATGTTCGAAAACGTCAATTTATAGGATTGATTAACGATGGCTTCTGTAAATTCAACGGTGCTAATTTTGGAAGAAGTCGCTGTAATGTTATTCGTATTGATATTGGTATAATTTGAATTTAATATTACATTGGTTAATAAAGAAGGATTATTAATTCCATAAGAACGAGTTAGAACCGGATTTATGTAATTATATAATTCCACGTTAGGATCCAAGTATAAGGTATTTACATTATTAATATAATCATTTGGAACTCCACATGCAGAAGAAGGAGTCGTAATTGGTAAATTTGTATTATTACAAGTCAACACGATTCCTTGCACATTAGATATATAAGCATTTGCAGAAATATAGGATTTGGAAACCGATTGTGTTTTTCCTTTCATAACTAGTGCGAATCTTTCTTTCTTTGTCATTTGATTCACTTTTGTATTTCCATGATTATACTGTAAGACTTCTGCTTTTCTACGCATATCTAGTTGCATTTTGGTTACATTTCCACTTAAATAGGGAGAATTCGTTTGCGATTCGATTCTGGGTGGTAATCTTAAATAATTGGTTTGTTGTTGTTTTCTACGTTGATCACATAACGATGCTATACTTAAAAAACTCATATATAGATTGACACTATATAAATATTTATTTTTACAACCGTAAATAAATATTTTTGGAACTGAACTATCCTTTTCAAACGTTTATTTGAAATAATTATACCAGTTATTCGAAATATAACTGTAATTACCGGTGGCATTTTTGGTAGTATTCGAATATTTACTATTCGTCAAATTCGGTCCAAACATTACTATATTATTAATTTCAAATACATTTAATGCTCTATTAAAATATTGTAGATTCGATAATTCACCTTGGAAACCACCATTTGGTGCAACTACAATATCATAATAGTTCTGTTTTGGTGCACTGGTTAGTTGAGTTCTTTCTTTTATTACTCCATTCACATAGGCATCAATCACCATATTTTCTAAACGAAATGCGATATGCACCCATTTCGTTAAAGGTAATCCACGAATCTCAATTATTGCTTTATCGCCTTTAATCATATCCATCGTAAATAATATACTCACTTGTCCCATCACCATTTTTACGGCAGGGTCAGTACTAAATTCAGGTTCTTTAACTACATATAATCCAGGTCCATTATTGGAATTATGTCCTCCTCCTGAAATATCAAATGCATTGGTTCCTTTGACAAAAATACAATCGACTTTTTCACTCGCTTTATTGTATTGCAACATTAGCCAAATAGACCAGGTGAATTCCGTTCCGGTCGTTTCATTTACCGAGCGTAGAATAGGGACGGCATCGGTTGCCGACGGATTTTGAGGAATCACCACTTGGGTGTTTCCATCTAATAATCCTTGAACAACATAAGGACTACTTGCCGTCTGAGAAAAATAAGAAATAAGTTGCAATCCTAATTTAAATAAAAACAAAAATACAATCAACACTAAAATAATAAATGCAAATTTTGCAAATAAACCGTTACTTTCTAAAAAATCATTACTGGCATTCATTGGTCCTTTTTCGGAAAATTCGCCTAAAGTATCTTGAACACTGTTTTTCACATTTTCAAATCCAGTGGAAACGGTATTGGATGCATTTTGAAATGTTTCTTTCACCGTATTCGTATCTGGAATATATTCTTTCACATTTTCTATTACTGTCTTTGGTTCGCTCATTCTATTATATCTATTTACTTATAATATAATATATATTTTTATCGTAAAATATAATAAAATAAAAATATATCTATTCGAGAGAAGTTCTAAAAAAAGGTAAACGTAGACTGAGGTGTATTATTATGAGATAATGTCATACTTAAACCGTAATTATTTGTATATGCATTTTGTCCACTTCCTTTTAAATACATATTCCATGCCGTTTGTGGATCCATCGATTTGGAAATACGTTGAAATCCCGCGATATAAATATCCCCATTTCCAAAATTAATAGATGCTGGATTATCTACATTCACGGATGGCGTAACTGGATTTACATTCATATTCACAGATTTTGCTAATTTTCCGTCTAAATATAAATCCATATAATTCTGGCTTACACTAATTATCACTAATTCCCATCGTTGTAACGGAAAACTAGGCGTTATTTCATATTCTTTTAATTTTTCCGTATCACCCGCTTGTTTCAATAATACATTCGTGGTTAATGATGTATTCACTCCAATATCTAATGATAAAAATACCTTTAATGGTGTTCCACTAGTATCCGCAACATAAAAGATATTATTTGCAATTGTTTTATTTATGCTAGTTAACGCAGTCGGCATTGTTTTTGCATTTTTCGTGGGAGGTGTATTTAAATTATTTACATAGATCCATAAGGAATAATAATAATCCATAGAAGTAGAATTGGTTAATGTGCTTAGCGGAACTGGTTCTGGTATACTTTGTAAATAAGTTTTGGAACTTATTACGGAAGTTGGTTTCATTAACGTAGTATATAAAATATATAATACGACTACTAGAATTACTCCTAAAACAATAAACGTATAATTCATGTATATATTGTTATTGTAGATTATTTACAGGAGGGTTAAACTTATAAAGAATATTATAAATTCTCGCTATTTGCGAAGAAGATAATGGCGTTTTATGATATTTTATATTACAAATGGCACCTGGTATGTTTAATGGAGGATTGGAACCTACAATAATTACATCCTCTGCATTTTTGATCGGTAAACGAGAAGATATATCCATGGTTCTTGCTAAAGAACCGTTGATGTATAAATTTACTTTATTATCTTCATAGTTAAAAACGACATTATGCCATTTTTGCGACGGCATATTTACAATATATTCCGGTAATGGAAAGGTTTTTAAATCTGTCCCGGGTTTGTTACCTGGATTATTGGTAAATATAAATCGCCATTTATCATTTCCTAAATAACTGATGGATGGTTTACCATAAAAATCCTTTCCATTTGCATTTGCATATTTGAAAATAATGGATTCTTGTTCATTTGTTCCTAAAATCGTATTATTGATAAATATCCACATAGATAGTGAGAAATTGGAGTTGTATATTTTATTCACATTGGATGAAATATCGGATATTATAGGTGCGGTTATAGGTGAGTCTATTAAAAAGGTGGTGCTGGTAGTTAATTGATTCTCGGGAGTTAAATAGGCAGGATTCTCTAGAATCGAAATTCCAGTAGGAATATATATTGCATTTATAATGGTCGGTATGTATACATATAATAAAAATAAACAAATTTCGACAACAAACAAGAGAAATACAATGGACGGAGTTCCCTGAATTTCACTCGACAGATATAGAATATAATCGCTGATTAAACATGGTATGTAAAAAAGCAAATTAATGAAAAAACCGGCCCATCCTCTTTGTTTTTTAATATTATTCGTAAATACATTATAATAAATCATTAATCCTACTAAAATAATCGCAAATGCGACTAAAATACTGAAATAAGAAATGGTTTTGGATATAATCGTGGAAGGTGGAGTAGCAATGAAATAATATAATATAAAACCAATAAATGCAGACACTCCTAAGACAGAAAGAACGGCAATCGTTTTGTAACTGAAACTCATTTCACCAATGCTAAAATACATAACCGATATTATTATTACAGGAACCATAATCAACATGATAATCGCAAATGGTTGAGACATAAAGGTATCAAAAGATTTTACGGCAATCGATATAACCGCAATTACGTATCCTATAAATAAGATAATTATAATCACTCTTGCATATTCCATAACGATTTTACTAAAAGAATTCAAGGTAGGAGAATTTATTTTATTTTTTATATTATCCATCGTAAAATCCATGGCTAAACTCCTATTATATTATACTTTTATCTTATCTTTTACAAATTCTCAATCGTCGTTTTTTTACCGTGACATTCTCTACATAAAGCGACTAAATTATCTATATGATTACTTCCTCCATATTCCAGACGGATTTTATGATCGACTTCGAACCATGCCGATAATTGTTCACCACAATCCCCACATTTCCAATTTTGTTTGGATGCTACGAATTTTTTCTTGGTTTCACTGACAGATCTTTTCGTTTTTTGTCGTAAAGGAGCTTCATCCGACATTGTCATCCCAGATTGTAAGATCCGTTTTTCCGCATAGCTTGGTCCCGGTTGAAATAAATTCAATATGGGGTTTGCAGCAGCAGCACCACTGACCGCACCTCCTGCAACCGCTTCTCCATATGATTGTTTTGCAGTAAAATCCAAAATGGGTGAAATAAAACTACTGGTCGCACCATCGATTGGTAAATATTTCAAATATTCATTGGAAGTCCGTATCATTTCATTTGCTCGTTTCGGGTTTTTCTTTAATAACCAATAGAGCACAAAAGCACCTAACACAATTCCCGCCATTTGGTAATATTTTTTCCAGGATAATAGTAATTTCCAATATTTACCGTCCGTATATACATTTGCCACTAAAAACGCAGTAATTAAAAATAAAATGATTTCCATTCGCATCTTTTTTCTTTTCTTTTCTTCTTATATTATTAGGTTATATATGTCGTTGCAATAAAACCGATACATAAAAAAATAAATGCCATTACAATATATTTTTTTTGTATACCTAATTTGCGAGATAAAATGATTTCTTTTGGTAAATATTCCTTGTAATAATGATCCATATGTTGCAATAAGGTATGTTCTTCTTTTCCCATGAGTCGATGCATTCGATTTTGAATGAAATGAATCCAGAAAAAAAAGGAATCGCGATTGGCTAAATAGGGTGTTACGGGAAAAGAATCCAAGGTATTACTAAAGGTCTTTCTCCATTCGGTATGTGGTATGAACAATGGAAGATTCTGTATAAAATCGTAATATTTACGTTGGATTATTTTATTGGGATTATCTGGATAGGAATGCGCAACCGTTCTTAGAAAAAACCATATATTTGGCATCCATACTTCTGGATCTAATATATCGGTGCGAACATCGTTCATGGAAAACTATATAGAACCAAAAGAAGAATAATAGTAAAAAATAAAAAATAGTAAAAATATATTTTAGAAATTATATGAAAAAAACGAATTGGAGTCATGTAAATATAAATGAGGATGTAGAATGTTTTTGTAATAATTGTGGAAAAACTGGTCATTCGTTTCATCAATGTAAATTGCCGATTACGAGTAATGGTATTATCGTGTTTCGTATGAATCCTACTACCATGGCACGTGAATATTTAATGATACGTAGGAAAGATACTTTAGGATATATGGATTTTATGCGCGGTAAGTTTCCCATTTATCAAAAGAATTATATTATGAATATGTTGACACAAATGACGGTTGATGAGAAAAAAAGATTAAGGACTCGCATAAAAGACGGATCGATGAAAGAAAAAATAAATATCTTGAATGGGGGGATAGTTACTTCTACGGATCGGTATGATTTAGTTTCTTTATTGGATGAAAGTGATCTTTTTGAAACATGGACCGAACCGGAGTGGGGGTTTCCTAAGGGTCGTCGGAATGCTCAAGAAAAAGATTATGAATGTGCTTTGCGTGAATTTTCCGAGGAAACCGGATATTCCGTGTCTGTTTTAAAAAATATCCGGAATATTATTCCGTTTGATGAAATTTTCATCGGGTCTAATTATAAATCCTATCGTCATAAATATTATGTGATGTATATGTCTTACACAGATTCACTTGCAGTAAAATCGTTTCAGAAAAGCGAAGTTAGCGGAATGGAATGGAAAACATTTTCCGAGTGTTTGAATAGTATTCGAACCTATAATTTAGAGAAAAAGAACATTATCACTAATGTAAATCAATGTTTGGATAAAACGATCGTTTGTATGGTAGGAGATTCGATGGAGTCCGCGTTTCTTTGATAGATATTATTAACATGGAATAATATATATTATATCTTTAACATGTCGACGGATTTTGCAAGACGTGCGTTGACAAAATTACCAGATATTGCATCTGGTATTAAGAATATTGCCAAACAAACCTTTACCCTAGATATGCATGTATTAGATGATGCGATGGATAATGAACGAATGATGCAAAGTATTGATACGTTTTTTACAAACGACGAAAATTGGGTGGCAAGTGTAAAAGAAAGTATAGATAAAACCATGGAATGTGACCATTTGAAAGAAATAATTATCAAAAATTTCAAAGAATTCATTGATGAAAAAATATTTCATACCCATTTTCATAGCAGAAATCGAAAAACAAAAGATACGAATTCCCTCTCGGTGTTTTACCGCCATGGAATCTCTAAAATAATTAGTAAAATGGTGCAAGATGTAAAAAGTGATCCACACCGAAAGTTTTTTAACGATGAAATTATAAATGTGATGGAAAAATTAGATGATGAAACGTTTCATGCTATTCTCCAAAACGAATTTGATAATGCAATACAAGTGGAGTCCAAAACTGAAGAAGGAAAAAACGCTGGACAACTAGATTTTATAAGCAATCTTATAGATGATACTGCAGAAGAATTGTTTTTGAATAGTCCATTGATTACCCAAGATATGAAGGAAGAATTGTTTTATCATTTATTTAAAGATGATTTTACGAATATTGTAGAATATTTCAAACAACCAATCCATGCAGACACTCTAGAAAAAACAGGTTTTAAAAAAATCGAAGAACTACAAGATTTTTACAATAGAATTGAATTTAAACTACAAGACAAAATAGAACAAAAACAAAAAGAAGAACTACGAAATGCAAGAATAAAAGGTATATTTAGCGTGTTTACAAAAACAGATTCAGATAATGTCACTGTAAAAACAGAAATTCCCAAACCTACAAAAAACAATACCAACTATGTTACCGAAGATTCGAATTTTATATAAACGACACTTTCTTCTCAATCTTTTCTAAAATATCCGGATTGTATACTAAATTACCAGTGGGTTTATATTTCGTAATCGGTGTAAATTGTTTTTGTTCTTTCACATTTACATTTGCCTGATTTCGTGGATCATTTAATATACGTGTGTTTATATCCGTTACATTTCGAACTTCTTCGTTTGGATCTTTTGGATCGGTAATATTCCCTTTTTCATCCATGTTTTTCCCCGTTTTTTTCTTGAATTCAGCACGGACATAGGCTGGTATCCAATTCGACCATGATACAAATAAGGTATTGGGATGTATATATTTCACTAAAAACCCATTGTCTTCTAATTTAAGAACTAAATAGGCAATACAATCGCCTTTATCATAAATCGGTTCGCCGAATATATATTCCGGAACTAAAAACCAAATATGTTTTTCTTGTAATTTATTACGGCCAGTAATGGTTATTCTACGATGCACACGATTTAATATTTTATTGAATATCGATAATTGCTTTAAATCTCTCTTTTGTTTTTTCTCGTATAATTCGTCGATATTTATTTTACGATTGGATTCTTCATCGTCTACATATAAAAAACAAGACATTTTGTTAATATATATCTCTTATATTTAAGATATATATTATGATAAAAACATAAACGTATTGTATATGTTTTACTATTCTCTCTTTTTTTCCATTCCCTTCCTTGTCATGGCCAAAATTAAACATATCGTTATTTCAGGAGGAGGTGCGGCCGGTTTTGCATTTTACGGTTCTTTGAAACATAGCCAAGAACGTGGATTATGGAATATAAAAGACATTGAGAGTATCTATTCTACTTCGGCAGGGTCTATGATTTCCGTGTTTATAGCACTTGGATATGATTGGAAAACATTGGACGATTATATTATTAAACGTCCATGGAATCAAGTATTCAAATTTGAATTGCCGATGGCCGTTCAAGCGATTAAAAATCAAGGATTGTTTGGTGCATCTGTGATTCAAGAAACCTTTACCCCCCTCTTTCACGGAAAAGATATTCCATTGGATGTGAATTTAGCCGATTTTTACAAGATTAACCAGAAAGAATTGCATTTTATTACTACGAATTATAATACCTTTGATTATGTGGATGTATCTTATAAAACACACCCGAATTGGAAGGTAGTAGATGCAATTTATGCTTCTTGCGCTCTACCGATATTGTTTTCTCCTTTTTATAAACAAGAAGAAGATACGGCTAAAATAGATGTTTATTTAGATGGTGGAATACGTATGAATTATCCCCTACATGTTTGTTTAGAAGATGGATGCGATCCTGCGGAAATACTCGGTATTCGTAGAACGGATCCTTTATCCAATGTCCAGGATATTACTACCTCTTTTACATTATTTGATATTATGCACCGATTGTTTCATCAATATACCCGTAAAATAGAAATGAATATGCCTGAAACGCAAATCAGGTATCAATATGATATTATTTTCAATTGTATGGATTTAAATGCCATATTTCATAGTCTCTCTTCCGAAGAAGAACGCATTCGTTTAATACAGTATGGGATTCAGTCTAGTTTAGAGAATTCCTCGACATTTATAGATCCATCCTCTTCGATAGATTCACCCCCCTAAACCATATTTTTGATAAATTGACTTAATCCATTATAGGTTACTTTAGCATCATAATCGATGACTTTTCCATCTTTTACCATTTTTACGGTAGGATATCCTTTTATCGCATATTTATCTACATATGCCTTTACATTTGGATCTGTATCGTCAGTGCAGTTTACGTCCGTGCATGTGATGGTGTAATCTTTTTTTACAGTTCCATTATAATCTTTTACAAAATTTTTCCAATCACCAATTGAATTTTTACAATATGGACACCAATCCACATGGAAATAATAGATGATTACGCTCGTTCCGCTAGTATAACTAGTAGAGGTTCCCGCTGGATCGTTCGATAAATTTTGAAATTGTTTATTTTTTTGTGTTGGTAAATAAAAGGAATTATAGGCATATATTATTGCTAAAAGTAGTAAAATAACAAAAAATATAATCCATAATGTGAATTTATTAGAGGTAAAATACTTGACAATAATACTCTTTAAACTCGGCATTCGTTTCTTTTATAATATATATTATATTATAATTATTTAGTATTTTTTTTTGAACGTATCCAAAAACAAAAAAGATGGGTATCTTTTTTATTTTTTTTATTTTTATTTTTGTTTTTTATTTAGAATTTACAATATCCATGATGGAAAGCATATGATTTAAATCTGGAATCTCCAGTGTAGTAAAAGACTCTCTACATAATGCACAACAGGATTTTTTATGGTTTTGTTTATTATGAGTTATATAATTAGAAATACAAGAATAACAAAAGGTATGCTTACATTTTAAAACCACGGATTCCATTGCAGGTTGTGTTTCCATACAAATAGCACATTCAAATTGTTTGGTATTAATATCTGGATCAAATTCCATACAAAATACTTCTATTTCGTTCTTCTTTGGATGCAGTTTAACAAATTCATCAAAGTCAAAAATATATAAATCATTTAAAAATTCCATAGTTAAATAATCTTCTGTTGTATTCATCTTTAGCTCGGTATTTTATCTTATATACTTTTATAAAATACTCTTTCTTAAAGATCAATTTTTTAGCAGAGACTTTAGTAATTCATATAGGTATACATTTATAGGTATAAATCTACGAAATATATATATCTCAAAAATATAAAAAGGTTATGACTGAAAAAAAAATGGAATTAGAATTAGGTGATTTTATTTTATTGGATGCTCCCACCAATCCAGAATGGCATACTCATATCTTTTTTATTTCTTATATTGACAAGGATATGGTAGAAGTGATTGATATACAGTCTTCCTTCTCTTTTGTTTGGAACTGGATGGATGCGTCTCTCCAAGATATTAAAAAAATCTCGGTGATCGAGAGAAGTTCTCTCAAAGGTTATGCAAAACAAAATGGTTTATATCCTCATATTTGGGTCGATATTTATTTTGGTGGAGAGACACCTAAAAGTATTACGGCGGAAATTACCAATGTAGAAGAAGATATGATTGAACTTACTACGTATCCTGAAAATAAAGTGTTATATATTGATTTTGCATATCAAGGGGTTCCTCGAAATCTACCGATTGATAAAATCTGTATTCGAGAGAAACCGGCTTCTTTTCGACGAGGTGTTTTTTCGGAAGAAGACGAAGACGAAGACGAAGAAAAAAGAGAAGGCGAAGAAGGATCCATGGAATATTTAGAAAATGGTTATATACAAATCGTATTACCGAATCAATTTAAAGCCGATGAAAACTTCCACGATCATCTACAAAAAATATATGCATTGGGAGACGGAGAGGAAGAAGAGGAAGAATTGGAAGAAATCGTGCAAACTCTCGAAATTCCACCAGAACAACAACATTTCGGTTTGGAAGCTCAAGTCAATGATCTTTTAGATGCTTTTCTCTCCAATATCCCCGATTATAAACGCACTCCTTCCGTTATGAACCGGATTTATACCCATATTCAACGTTTTAAAGAATTGAGAGAAGATTTTTCTACATTCGATTCTACCTATCATCAAATTATTGGAGTAAAACGACCTTTAGAAAAACCGATTGTAAATAAAATCGCGAATTTAGACATTTCTCTCCCTTGGATTCTTCCCGTGGTATCTCAAATAAAAAAAATATATTACGATAATGATGAAAAAGATGGCGGTCCGCATTTATCGAGAGAAGACGAAGCAAAAGAACCGGAATTAAATCAAATCAATCTAGAAACCGAATTCGAAGACGAAACCAAAGTAGAAAACGATACTTTCTATCAAAACGATATTCCACAATCCACTGTAAAATATGCCAACATGTATATTCAAACCGCCAATTATGAATCCACTTTCGAAACTTATCCGGAAATCGCACTACATACTTCTCCCGTAAAAACCGATATGGATGTTCTCCTTTCCTTGAATAATAAAACGATTGGTTTCGAAGGCATTTATAAAAAACGTTTCACCATTCAGCGTTATAATACCGAAGTAAAATACGTGAAAAGTAGGGGGAAAGAAAATGCCAGCTTTGCCACTTTATTTCCGGGAGATTCTCTTTCTTTTCAATCTCTCTTTTTATTGCCGAGTGTTTTCCTTTCCTTTTCTAAAATCAAAACGCCCAATACTTCTATTTTCTCGAAAAGTTCGTTGAATCACGTATATCCTTCTTATTTCCAATATTTACAACAAAAAACACATGTAGTAGAAAATGAAATTATGTTGGATGAAGACTTTACTCCCGAAATAAAGGATACCTTTCAATATTCTTATTTATCTCCCAACGATGAAACGGTTGCATCGATGGATCCTATCGATAAATTAAAATCGCTTTTACAACACGCGATTCCTTCTTATGAATCCTATTTGTTAAAACAAAAAAAGGTATATACTTTTGTTCAAGCCGTAGATGTATTGGAACCTTTTTACGTGTATATGGAAGATATTCCTTGGAAAATGGCGAATAATATTAAGAATTTACTGTATCGAAATATTGATAAGTATAATGCCCAGACTGCATTAAAAGCGGAATTGTTTAAAACGCTTTTACTAGAAACCTACAAAAATGCGAGTGAAAGCCATGTGAACCGATTATTCGAAGATACAAGTGATAAAAAGAAAATAGGGGAATTATATGAAGTGGTTTTGGGAGAATTCTCTTCGAGTGAATGGCTAAAGTATATTTTGGAATATGATCAGGCCCGGCTTTTTGGACATTATATCAAAGAACAGAATTTGGAATTATATGTCCCGGATTTTTTATTACCGGATATTCCGTTAGAAGAAGAAGAGAATGATTCTAAAAAATGTTGGAAACGCGTGATTGCAAAAAAATATGTAAATTTCAATGATTTGAAAGAAGATAATAAGACCTCTGCGATTTTTTTCGATAAAGAATACGATACTACCGATTATTCTCTCGTTTCTACTTATAAAAAACAAAACCCCGATATTACTGAAGAAGAATTCGTCGATTACTGGTCGCAAACCTTATCGGCTAAATATGGATATACTTTAGAACATGCTATCGTAGAAGCCGGAGTTCTATGGAAAGGAGAGAAACAAATTACAGATGGAGATTATGCGATATTGGAACAGACTCCCAATTTACCGAAGGATTTAGATAATATGCCAGAAGATGAACAGGAAAATATCGCATTGGAATCTAATGTGAAAAAACGGGTCATGTATTTCATTCGTAAGAAAAATAAATGGGAGCATGAAACCGATTTAGATGAATATTCCTTTATAGAAAGTAGCGATTTATTATGTAACATTGACCCGAAATGTATGACCTCTGGACAAGGACAATGCGTTTCCGAAACAGAATTGCTACATAAATTCAAAAATATGGATCGAGAGAAAATCCGGAAAGAATTCGAAGGTAGATATGAACTTTCCAAAGAAGAATTCTCTCAAAAATACGAAAAAGAGGGAGAGAGGTATTTAGAATGGATGGAAAAAGAAGCGAAAATACGTAAAGAAATCCGGCTTTTTTACGATCATCAGGCATATGAATATGGAAAACGCGCGGTTTTACAGGAAGTCTTATTCTCTCCTTTTTTGACCCTTCGTGATTCGGTTTTACAGAAAAGTCTCGATTTCATTACGAAACAAAATTATATTGTTTTATTTGTAGAGAAATTCTGTAGAGAACCGATCGTAGAAGAACCATTGAGAGAAAGTGAGCATTGGAAATATTGTAAAGAAACCAATACGAAATTAATGCCGACTTCTCTCTATCGTCTTGCGAAAGCTTACATTGAAGATGTCCCTTTTTCGAATTCCGTTCCAGTAAAATACAATGCGGTGTTAAATAACCTTTGTAATACGATTGGCAAATTGAGTGACGATGGAGATGCTTATATTGATAAACATAGTGGATATATTTTACGGAAAGTTGAAATGAGAGAAGAAGGTTTTGAAATTGGGCTAGATGGAGAAGACAATATGGATATGGGTTTGGAGGATTATGAACCGAATGTTCGTTTACAGATGGGAAGTGTCGTCCAAACCGTAAAAATGTATACCAATGAAGTGGATCAGCGTTTATATAATATGATTTCTACTATTTGTAGAAATATCTATGTTTATGGGGAAGAGAACAAGGAAAATATGATGCATCTTTGTATGCAATGGTTGAAAATCCCCTCTTTTTTTCCAAGTGAAGGGACCTATAAAATCGGCGTGGATAAAATCATGAAAAAGAGAGAATCGGATCCTAAAATCAAAATTCCAGATAGTTATGCCGTCTATATTAAGAAAAAACACGTATTGATTGCCGCATTATCTGTATTAGTAGTAGTGCAAACGGCCATTCCTGAAATCCCGATTGATCGCACCTTTCCCGGATGTGTGAAATCGTTTAATGGGTATCCTTTGAAAGAAGGTCAAGATGATCTCTCTTCCATTGCATATATTGCATGCGTTCTAAAGAAAATATATCATTCCAAAGAAGATGCCGCGCTATTACCAAAAGGAAAGGGAGAGTTGGAAAATGTATTATTGAAAACATTGAAAGATGTTGTTTTACTACAATCTTCCGTCGTAAATATGTATGATTTAAAACGGATTTATTTACTGGAAAATCCCATGAATATTATAATCCCGAGAGAATTGGAAATAGAACAGAAATGGGCACATTTCTTACCACCCATTTCCCCTTTTAAAATTCCTCCAGAATTACTCAAGGCGATTAGTGGTAATAATCCCCTAGATATTTTTCAAGTAAAAGCCCGTGTTTGTTCTTTAGCAGTAGTTCAATATATTCGAGAGATGATTGCCAGTAAAAATATATTGTTTCAAACCAAATCCGGGTTTCCCTTTTTACAAAATGCATGTTGCGATGAAGTCCTTCAATTTCCACCGAAAAGTTTCTTACATTATTTCTTTGAAGATGCTGCGATTGAAAAAATGGTCGAAATCCTGAATGAGATTTCTCTCCATATTGAGAGAATAAAACATACATATAAAGCGAGAACGTTATTGAAAGAGAGGTTGGGCGGTAGTGAACCAGAACTAGAGAATGATGCATCTGGCAAGACTCCTAGAAATATCTACCATTCTCTCGAACCTTTATTATATTATGCTACCTTGATTCATTATTGTCGTTTGGATCATGAAATATATCCTATACCTCCCGAATTAGAGAGATTTTGCGGTAAAAAACCGGGAGAAATGTCGCAGGATGTATATGATCCTAAATCTTCTCTCTTGGAAAAAATGCATTTCTTACAGAAACACCAAGTAGAAATGGATGCTAGAAAAATGGTGGATTTCATGAATATTGTAAATCAACGAAATCCAGTGACAATTGTTGCATCTATTGTAGTCTCTCATACACAAATCATGGAATCTTCTCTCGCATCTTTCTGGGAAATGAATCAGGATATTCCTACCTTAGATCCTTATCGAACCATGGAGATGAATACTGCGAATCTGGAAATGAAAACCATGATTCTCTCTTTTATTCGTAGAAATGCATCCGTAAAAATGACGGATGTGGAATTGGACGTTGCGACGAAACCCTTTTATTTTTACAATCCGGAAATGTCCAAAGAGAATTTAGCCAGTCATGTAAAATCGCTCGTTTATCGTTTTGGTGTTTTGTATCCTTGTTTTTTATTGAAAACGTCGGTTCGTAAAAAAACGCCTAAATATTGGGAGTTATTGCCAGAAGATTCTTATTATCTTTCTACCCATACTCAAATTTACCGAGAATTATTGGAACCTTTTGTAAAAGATACCTTATTATTGCCGATATTCCGGAATTGTGTGGAAACCAGACGAATTCTCTCCATGCTGGATTATACGGAATATATGTTGATTTCCGAAAACGTATATGAAACTGCCATGTTTGTTTTACATTCTATTTTTACGGTTTGGATTGGGTTAGTAGATCATCCGGAGATATATAATACAGTAACACGGGTTGTTCGAGAGAATAATGAATTAGAGAGAAGGGAAGCCACGAATTCGCAATTAGAAATAGATGAAATAGAAGAAGTGGATATTGCGGCAATCCCGATGGAACAACGCGATGAAATCCATCAACGTTTAGCCGATTTATTTTTAGTCATGTTTTCTACGTTGAAAACGAAAAAACAAGTCAATGCAAAAGAAGCGATTATGATGACGTATGCAGACATTATGCGAGAAGTGGATTTTTCGAAAGATCGAGAGAAACAACGATTAAAAACGCGATTCAAGCAAATGGGAACCGATGAGAGAAAAGCGGAGAATATGCTGAAGAAATTACATTTAGGCGATTTTGCGGTAGATATGAAGAAGATTAATCAGTATGGAAAAACGGATTTATTGGGAGATCGAGATGAAGAAGATGGCGAAGCAGATTTAGCGATTGCAATGGATATTGCCGAACAAGAAAACGAGGAATTCATGGTAACGGAAACGCGAAATGGAGATTCGAATTTAGAAGACCAAGGGGGAGAAGAAGATTATGCAGATATGAATGAAAATGCATATGAGAATTATGAACCGGGAGAAAATGATGATTAGAGGCGAAAATTATATCTGCCCGAAAAATAAAGGATTCTTTTAGTCAATCGATTATTGGATGTTGATTCCTAAAAAATTATTACGTTTATATAAAGTTCCCTTTGCCGTTCTTCTTTTTTTAATATTCTTCGGTTCCTTTCATCTTTGGAAACCTGCTTTCGCTTACCAAGAAAATGGCGCATACCGTCCTTTTGGAATTGGATATAAACATAAAACCGTGATTCCCATTTGGATCGTTGCGATCCTTTTAGCCATTTTGTCTTATATGTTGGTATTGATGTCGATTTTTTTATGATTTATAAGATATAGGATATAATATAATATAATATAAAGTATGCTTACGAATCTACAATTCATTCTTTTAGCACTTTTGATTATTTTATTTTGTGGTTTAGGATTCTCTTCGAGAGAAGGTCTCGCTAATAAATGTGAACCTTGTTATGAATTAGATAATATTAGTGGTGCATGTATATCCAAATGCGATAAAGGTCAAATCTGTAATAATAATACTTGTATTACACCTGCTTAACTCTAAATAAAATGCGTCCCTAAATATATATGCGAAATACTAGTTTTATTTGGATTACACTCTTGATTATTTTACTGTGTGGTTTAGCTGTTCCTTTTTATAAAGAAGGTTTTACCGAAAAAAAGAAGTGATTTGTAGTAATTATAATAATAATGGTCAACAATGTATTAATAATAAATGTGTATATGATGGAAAAACAGACAAATGTTCTTCTTCTAAAGGATAAAATATTATATATTATCTGTAAAAACAATATATAATAACCATTGACCGTTATGAAAATTATTAAAGGTTTCATTTTTTTTCTATGCATTATTATTTTTTCCGGTTTAGGCATTTCGTTCTATCAAGAAGGATTGGATTGTTCTCAAGAAAAGGATGGTGTATGTGTGAAACCTAAAAAAAAAGAGGACAATACTTTTATTGTCATGATCATTCTCATAGCGATTATTGTTTGGTTAGTGATGATCAAACAAAATACCTAAATGGAATGGATTCTATTCTATTCTGTGTTCTTTAGCCGTTTTAAAAAACGATTGGTTCAATATAGAAAAAAGTAAATGGAAATAGAAACACCGAAACTAATTGAAAGTGATATACAATATTCTCTCTTTCATTCATTGAAAACATGTCATCATCATCGTGCAACGGTTTATGTATTTGTATGGAATGTCGCTATTTTTCTACTTTTTATTTCCGTGTTTGGAATTGCCCTTTATTTATGTGCAAAAAACAAGAAAGATAATGTAGAAAACCGAGAGAAAAGGTTGAGTGATCAAAAATACGTTCTAAATAAAATCCGGGAATTGAGAGAAGTGGATTCGTATCGAAATCAAATGAATACCTTGACGAAATTACCCGTTCATCCTAGTGGATATGAATATTAATTTTTTCTCAGGGTTATATAGTATTATAAAAAATAATTATGGATTTTCCAGTAGTTCCCACCCATAAAATAGATCCAATTCCAAAAGCTCCCACCTATAAAATAGATCCAAATATAAAGATTGAAACCGAAAAATTAATGAATGATGTAAAACAAAAAACGGAAGCAAAAAAAGAGCAAGAGTTAAAAAATGTGAGAGCATACAATGCTGCATATATGTCAGTGAATAGTGAAAATAAAGAAAAAATGAATAAATTACAAAACAAATCGAGAGAACTTCGTAATGCGGAAATGGTTGCAAATCGTATCGAAAAACAAGTAAATGAAACATATGCACTTCCAAAACCTTCTCCTAAAAAATCGAGAGTAGCCCGTTTGATGAATTGGGTTACAGGTAAGAAAAAATCTCCCAATAAAGGAGGAAGAAGAAAAACCAAAAAACAAAAAAAGAATAAACCTAAAAAATAGCTTTTATAATAAAAATATGAATAATATATTATATTTATTATATCGAAAGATACCCATGATTCCAAAAACCATTATTCAAACCTCGATTATCCGTCCTCCAAAATATGTGATCGACAAAATTATGGCTAAATCTCCCGGATGGACTTATCTACATTTCAACGACGAAGCGATTATCCAATTTTTCCAGGAAAATTATCTAGAAGAATTCAAAGACGTCGTGGCGAAATTCCATAGTATGTATCGTGGAGAATATAAGGCGGATTTATTTCGATATTATTATTTATACATTTATGGTGGAGTATATATGGATACCGATGCCATGATAGAAAGAGACCTAGATGATATTGTAAAAGAGTATACCTTTGTTTCTGTAAATTCCACTTATTTTCCAAAAACGATTTTCCAAGGATTTATTGGAGTGACTCCTAGAAATAATATTATTTACAATGCATTACAAGATATTTATAAGATTACCCAAGAAGAATTACGGTATTTTGGACATGTTTTATGTCGTAATTTATATTACATTATTCAAAAGGATGAAATGGAAAATCAGAGAATATATTTACTGACTGAAAAATATGATACAGAGGATACCGCTGCAGTTTACGACGATGATAATGAATTAACTCTCATTCATTATTGGAATAAGAAAATAATACCGGTATAAAAATAAAAATAATTTATATGTTTAAAGATAAATGGACAAGTTTGAAAAAAGAAAAGAAGTGATCGCTTCTCTCGAAAATGCGCCTAAAGATACGATTCTCTCCCAAATCCTAGAAAAAAAGAAAACGAAATCCATCGAATTGGATTTTACGGAAGCCCTAGAAGGAAAAGTGAATTTAGCCATTTTGATGGAAAAAGGATTCAATGCAGTTGAAATCCTGCGATTTTCTCCTGGAAATATCACTTCTCTCCTCAATCTTCCTCCTAATTTGAAAAAACTAGTCATCGCCGATAATTTACTAGATACGGTTGAACTTCCAGATTCGATTGAATATGTAGATATCGCCCACAATGCATTAAAAGGGGAAGTGGATTTAGGTAGAAACGAATTGTTGATCTATCTCCGTGTTTCTTACAACCAAATCACTTCTCTCGAAAATCTCTCGACCAATCTAGAAGAAATCTATTGTGATCATAATCTTTTACGTTCTTTAAACCTGAAAAATACGCCTAAACTACGTATTTTACATTGTAATTATAATCCTAATTTGATATTACATCATTTACCCGATACTTTAGTCGAATCCCGTTTACCGGAAAAACGAGTGCAACAAACCAAAAGTGATGGAACCACCAAAGAATATCTAGACAGTCTTCATAAATATTTCAATCTAAAACAAAAATATGAAAAATCATTAATGGATATGAAAATAGCGGCGAAAAAGAGAAAACGGACACTAAAAACATTGCCGCCCTGTATTGGATGTTCTATGCCCGTTGGTATGGTTTTTTCTGGAAAAGATCAAAAATATGCGGCATATTGTGGTGATTCCACCAAACCATGTGATTGGAAATTAGTGATTTATCGCGGAGATCATTATCCTTTTGTAGATACCTTGATGGAAATGCGAGAGAATTTAGAAGAAACAAAACAGAATATCATTCGACAGAAAATGGATACTTTGTTTGAGTATATTACCGAAGAGAAATCTACGAGTTTATTCAAGAATCAACTTTCTTTTCTAACCACCAATACGGAAATGGTCGAGAAATATCTGGAAGATTATCATCGTATTTACTTTTCTTTGGAAAAGAGAGAAATTGTGGAATTAAAACAAAAGAACATTCAACAATTATTATTGGAATTACAGGAACATTATGTCGAAGGTGAAATGGAAGAAGTGGTTCGTATACAATATACGAAAGTTCAACCGATTGCTAAATATATCCAATCTTTACATTATCCATTGATGGAAATGGAATTCGACAAGAAAAAGGGAGAATGGACGTTAGACCAGAGAGAAATGTTATTAACGGATATAGAAATCAATCATGGAGAACCGGTATCGGTGAAGACTGTGATGAAAATGACCCCGGAAACCGAAACCCCGAAAAAAACAACCGTAAAGAGTAAAAAACAGAGTATGGAAGATAGTGATTTTTTCAATAAAACACCAGAAGGGGATATATTTAGCGAAGATGATGACGAAGATTAATTTTTTGGCGTGGTAGTTTTGTAACTTTTCATTTTCCAAATCATTTTTTTTTACACATGCCCCGCATCCGCATATCACAATAAAAATCAAACAACTTCTTATTATCCAACTCTACGGGTGATTTTGATTTTGACGGTCTATTGCGAGTAGTAACACGTTTTCCTTTTTTGTATTTACGTTTATAAACACTTTTTCTAGGCATAAAATAAATATATAATATACATTTATTTTATTTTATAATGCGAGAGATCCTATAATAACGAACGGATTTTATGTTGTTCCAATATATCTTTTACTGGATGGAAAAGTTGTGCCCGATTAAATTCGCTAAATTCCCATGTTCTTCTCCAGTAAAGTGGTTGTAATTCGGGAATCGTTTGGAACGTCAATCCATGTTTATGTGCAATTGACGGAAACAATGCCTCTATGAAAAATAATTTGTGATGTTCTTTTACATATTGATCAATGTGATATAACAAGGTTTTCGACATACGAACGGCACAAATGGGAGAATGAAAATAGGGTGGTGGAAAATGTATTGTAATGGCTGGCCAGAACCAACCCCATTCTCCCTCTTTTGGTTCTGGATTCTTATCTCTACATAGAATATCCGCGTCTGGATATTTCTGGTCAATCTGTAAAATGGTATCTTGTCCATAAAAGAAACAATCATCTTCGAAAAACCAAACCTGGTCATACTGTTTTTTTGTAAAAAAATATAGGGCACGATCCCATGCAATAATTTCATTAAAATGGAGAGAAGAGGTGGGCATATAACTGGAATGTATATATCCGGCCTTTTTACAGGATTGGTCTTCTATTTTCACAAATTGGATATTTTTATATTTTACTTCATAGAGAGAAGTATCAAACCCTATATTATCTATCATGATGTAGATATCATAGGTTGTAAAAGATGCTAGAAAATCGACCCATATACTACTGGGTTCTTTCGTTACTAAACAAACCGCGTTTTTCATATTTTCATAGATAATGAAGCCTAATAACTTTATATTATTTTTTAACATCCATTATTATTGGAAACGCCATCCCAAGCAATGCCATATTGATTTGCCCATTTTTTTTGACTACATAAAGAAGATCCACCTTTATTCCATTTAGAATCATTGAAATCGACGGAAGTATATCCATCTAATGGGTTTGTAATGATATTTCCTCCAGAGGGCTGGTTCGTCCATATACCATGCGTATTTTTTACAAAACTATCGACATTTTTTGATATAAATCCAGTATTGACATTACCATTAATCACACAATTCCCTCCATTTACCATCCATCCATCCGGACATGGATTTTGTGTTGGGGGGAATTTTACATTTGCATTATATCTTTGCATTAATAAACCGACTGCCACTAAACAAAGAATTAGAACACATACAGCAATAATGATAACAATCGTATAAAAACTCATTCTATATATCGTAGATAATTCTATATATCGTAGATAGATATAATATGTATTTTTTTTTCTAGTAAAAGTGTAACAAGTCAAAAAGAAAAATGTCTTTTAGTAACTGGACCCCCGAAATGGTAAATGCTTCTAAACATATTTTGGACATGGAAAAATACAATGGACGCATCAATTTAATGGATTTACCAGATTCTAATGCACGATTTCAAATGTATGAGAAAATCGCCGTTAAAAACAAAGCCACGGAATATCGAAATTCGGTTACAGGTATTTTAGAAGATAATATGTTGGAAAAAGTGTTTTTTTCTAGTGGAAATGTCCAGATTTTACAAAATGGACTACGTGCTGGAGTATATTATATGTCTAAAGATAAGAAATTCATCTTACCTCCTCAAAATATCGACAATTTGAAAATCATTATGCGAAGTATGTATTTACAGTATGCAGAACACCGCGAAGATATCAGTGTAACTGCACAAGTAGAAACCTTGAATAAAATCGTATTAGATTATGTGGTTCCTACTTTATATAACGAAACGATGGGATATATGAAATATTTAGAAGATCAAAGCACTTTAGTAAAACCATTATCTATGCCAAATGTAGTCGATCGCGATTACAAGACGTTGGAATTGAAACCTTGGTTTTAGATTTATTCACACAGATTTATAAAAAAATATATAGATTTAATATAAATTTATGAATACTATTAATTCTATACATAGTTCTATCGCCCATCTATCCTATGAACCACTTATAAATGCACCAATTATAAATTCAGTATATTATCCTACTACTAGTAGTGTTATTATTTATTTTACACCATCGAATAGCACAGGTATAACCGATTATAAATATTCTTTAGATGATAATAACTATTATTCTACAGGATATAATACATATTCAAATTCAAATTATTATTTTACAATTAATACTAGTGGTATAAAAAAGATATATTTAATTGCGGTAAGTAATAATATATTATCAAGATATTCTTCTATTAATATAAATACAAATTATACATCTAAAGCAACTATTAGTGGTAATGGACAAAAATTATATACTCCTAACTACGAATATTATGTGTTTACGAATACTTCTACATCGTCTACCATTACATTTCCGAATACGACTAATATAAATTATATAGTAATTGGTGCTGGAGGTAATGGCGGATCCGACCATGGTGGTGGTGGGGGTGCAGGTCAAGTCTTATATAATAATGCTACAATTAATAGTGGAAATACTATTACGGTTACAGTAGGATCAGCTGCAGCCGCGATTTATAATATTTCATCTAAAGGTAATAGTAGTATACTATATTCTAGTTCATTAAATCCAAATACAATTACCGCGATTGGTGGAGGATGTGGAGCTTCAGAAGCGATTCCGGCTTATATCGGTGGTAGTTCGGGTGGGGGTGGTGGTTCTTATGGTTATATATCAGGAGCTATTGGTATTGCAACCGGATATGCAGGAGGTAACGGAATTAATGTAAGAGGTGGAGGTGGAGGTGGAGGTGCAGGAGGTGTTGGTTATAATGGTTTGTCCAGTGGATTAGCTGGTGCAGGAGGTTCAGGAATAAGCACCTATAGTGATTGGATATTAACCATCTCGAGTTATATGAATACTATTCATACAGATTGGTCTAAATACACCATTTCTAATGGCATTGGTTATATTGCATCTGGTGGAGCGGGTGGTTCTACTTATCCTTATACGGGAATTACTCCAAGCACTATAGGTGGAGGAGGAAGTGGTGGCACTACCGGCCACCCGTCCGTAGTAAGAATTTCACCCACTCCCGGTATACCCAATACTGGAGGAGGTGGTGGTGGTCTTGGTGGTGGTTATGCCGGTTATGGAAATTATAATTTTCAAGGTGGTTCTGGGTTAGTTATTATTCGTATTCAAATTTAATTTTTTATTGAATAATAAAAATATATATTTATTCCAAATAAAAAGGTATAAATATACATATATTATTTCTTTTTATACAAACGAAACAAAATGAAGAAAGCATCCTCCCCCCCTACCATTCCTGATAAATTCGTATCTATTATTTCCGATTTTGCGAATGATCTTTCCAATCCTTTTCCAGAATATGAATATTTATGGTCGAAATGGAGAGTTTTAGACAATATTCCTACATCGATGATCCAATCTACTTTCCAACATTGTCAAGATATATATCCCGAACGTTTTTTCGATATTTTATATCAAAACGAAGATATATTTCAACACGAAAGTAAGATCAATACTTGTTTTCTACCAAATGTAGAATTCAAATTATTATTCAATAGTCCAGGGGTAAGTGAAAAAACGAAGAATGCCATGTGGAAATATATACAATTGATTCTTTTTACGATTGTTGGAAATGTGAAAGACAAACAGGATTTTGGAAAGTCCATGAATTTATTTGAAGGTATTGATGAAACTGAATTACAAGAGAAATTAACGGAAGCGATGAAAAATATGACGGATTTTTTTGCAGGTATGGATAAAGAGAAACCTACGGAAGAATCCGAAAAGAATGAATTTCCAACCGAAGATTTTGCAAAAGCACAAGAATTCTTTGAAAAAATGGGAGATTTTGGAAACGAATTCAAATCCAAAGATACCGGTGCCGAAGGTCCTAAATTCGATTTCAACCCAGAAGATATGCATAATCATCTCAAAGGGCTTTTTGATGGTAAATTAGGAACATTAGCGAAAGAATTAATGGAAGAATTATCGGAGGAACTGAAAGAAACGTTTGGAACGGATGATATTCATGCTGAAACCCAACCAAAAGATTTATTTAAGAAATTGATGAAAAATCCGGCGAAATTAATGGAATTGGTCAAGAAAATCAGCTCTAAATTCCAAGATAAAATGAAACGTGGCGATATTTCACAAGAAGAAATGATGCGAGAAGCCACCGAAATGTTGAGGAAAATGAAAGAAATGGGAGGCGATTCGAAACAGATGACCGAAATGTTTCAAAATATGGCTAAATCGATGGGAATGGGCGGTAAAAATGTAAAAGTAGATACCAATGCCATGAATCGTATGGTAAAACAACAGTCTATTAAAGATCGTCTACGTGCGAAATTAGAACAGAAAAAACAAAACGATTTCGAATTGAAAGCCGCAGTGGATAACCAAGATCATCTAGTATATAGACCATTGGATGGGGAAAAAGCGGAAATGTCAATGATTCCCCCCGTATACGATATCGATGCGATTGCGGCAGAAATTGAAGCTACTGGAGAGAAAAAACCAAAGAAAAAAAATAATAAAAAGAAGAAGTAATTTTATTTTATTTTATTCGACGCCGATTTTTCGTAATGCAGTTCCAAATGCACTTAGAATCAAAGACCCAGAATCTTTCGTAAATGCAACACCTACATGACATATTTTATCGATGCGTTTAACGTCCATTACATTTTCCATTTCATTATATATTTCGTTACGTAGACGATGCATATTTTCATCAATGGTTCCTTTTACACCTACATAATTACGAATCGTAGTGGCTAAAGTTCTCACCACATTAATTCCAACTACAGAAGTTACATGCACAATTCCTACTGGTTTATAACCCGGATCATCAAAACACCAAGTCGTGATGTTAGGGTTATCATAAAATTGTTTGTCAATTCTATCATAATCTTTTTCTGTTTTATATAACTCTCTTACATTTACAGGTTTTATATTTTTCTTGTCTTTTTTATCTTTATCTGTGTCTTTTTTATCTTTATCTGTGTCTTTTTTATCTGTTGTATTTTCTGTTTTATCATTTAATGGATTTTTAGTTTCTATTATAGGCTCTTCTTTTTTCGGTCCAAACCAACCAGGTGCCCAAGTAGAAGGTAAAAAATAACTCATTATATTACCACCAGTTAATACGAGAATTTCTCTTTCCTTTTGTGTTTTATTATGACGTTTTAATTTTCGTTTATTTTTTTTTCGAATGGTGTCTTTCATTATTATAATATACTTATATTTTTTATTGAATTTTTAAAAAATATGCTAAACTATCCTATCCAATCCAATTCACCCTGATTTCTTTATTCCCAATCTTTCCAAAATCCACCATTTAATAAATGAAAGGCGTAGATCGAATCATTTTCTTCATGTTCGATTGCTTCTATTATCATTAATTTTTCAATCACCGAAAGATGGGGATTTTGTAACATCTGTAGTTGGGAATATCGTTCCCGGTTTTTTTTAAAACTGGATAAAAATAAAGCGGGATCTTCTTCCTTTTCCTTATAACGATCATCGTGTCCATTCGTTTTATTTTGGAATACCAACGATACTTGTTTTACTATTTCAAATTCATTCGATACCGAAATACTTTTTATAACATTATCTTTTTGCTTTTTATAAAAAATCAACCAACTATACCATAATAATGTGGAGAAAATCATATATTCTATTATATTCTATAATATATGATTTTAATTTTATTTCGTTTTTGAATTATTTATAATTCGATTATGCACATACTGTAATTTTTTATTTAACCATGCCTCTTTGGTCGTTTGGTTTAATGTAGTATGTTGATGTTTCTCAAACTGTTCTGGACTATCATAAAACAATCGAACGGGATCTTGACCAGTTTCGCCGTTCGAAATAGAAACTTTAAATAATAAATCTTCTTCCAGCGAACCAACCAGGTATTTTACTTTAGGATCTTCATCTCTATAACGTAATCCAGTAATAGCATTTACTATTTTACTATCTGGCACAAACGATGTTGTAAAATAACCTAACTTTATTCTTTTTCTTTTTCCAATTTTACGATTTACTAGATGAAAGTTTTTACTACTACTATTTAGTATTGTTTTTGTATGATTTTGTATCGATGTTAAATCGGTATCTACACTATAGTCCATGGTATCGTCCTGATAATTATACATTGTTTAAAATATACTTTAGCCGAATTGAATTGATTTGTTGTTTTACTATATTATTATTATTATGTAATTATTTATATTGTTTTATAATAACAATATTATTATATTTCTATTATAATTAGTAAGGATGTTTTCTACAACTAAAACGTTGGAAACATATGAATCATTTATTGAAAAAATACCACATTCCTCGGCACATACAGATGTAATTGAAGAAATACCGATAGAAGAAATTCTTTCTAAAACGGAATTATCCAAAACAACGGAACCTGAAACGAAGGAAGAAGAGGAAGAGGAGGAAGAGGAGGAAGAGGAGGAAGAACCGAAGGAGGATGAAAAGGAAGAAGAAGAGGAAGAAGAAGAAGAAGAGGAGGAAGAAGAGGAAGAACCGAAGGAGGAAGAAGAGGAAGAACCGAAGGAGGAAGAGGAACCGAAGGAGGAAGAAGAGGAGGAAGAGGAGGAAGAGGAAGAGGAAGAGGAAGAGGAAGAAGAGGAAGAACCGAAGGAGGAAGAAGAGGAGGAAGAGGAACCGAAGGAAGAAGAAGAGGAGGAAGAGGAGGAAGAAGAAGAAGAGGAGGAAGAGGAAGAAGAGGAGGAAGCCGCAAAAGGGGTAGAACCAGAAGGAATCGATGCAGCAGAAGAGGATTCAGATACAGCTTCGGATGTATCTGACGGCGAATTACATAGATTCATTGCAACCATCAAAATGCCAAATCCTATCAGTGATGATATTGAGCCAACATTAAAAAAGAATAATATACCATATTATTATTTAATAGATACTGCAGACTTTATACTACCCGAATTTACAGAGGATACATTTGATTCGACAAAACCAAATATTATACATCTATGTATTTACAATATAGATGAAAATTGTGTGCATTTACCATTTTTAAAATTCTTACTATGTTATTCTGAAAAAGATACCTATTATACATTTCCAAATATTACATACGAATATACATTGGAAGATGAACATGAAAAATGTAAAAATGCATGTTTACAAAAAGTATATGAAATATTTGATTTCAAGCCAAATGCATCATTGTCTGCGAAAGATATTACGGAATTTATGGAATGGATGGGACATGTAAAAGAGAAAGATGGTAGTATATATGTAGTGATCAAAATAAATGAAAAAAAACGTAAACCATTTTCAAATAAAATGTATACATGGTCTGTTTTACATGAAATCATGAATTCTCAAAAAATAAAAAATGTAGCAGTTCATCCACTTTTACAAAAATGGTTCTTAGATAATCCTGAAATGTTATATATTAAAGGTAAAAACAATATTCCCATTGAAATACCATATTTATTATATCAAGTTGTTTCTGAAATTCATGAAATGGAAGAAGAATGGAATGAAGGAGAATCCAATAAAAGTATATTTTCTATTTTTGGAACTACGGATAAAGAATCAAAAAAAAAAGAATTGGAACCAGATTTTGAACCTAGAAGTAATTTATTTTCTTTCTTTGGTAATACTACGAATGAAAAGAAGAATTTACCAAAAGAAGAGGAGGCAACTGAAAAAGAACGAGACATGGAAGAAAAAAAAGAACCTGTAGAAGAAGAAGAAGAAGAAGAAGAAGAAGAAGAACGGGATATGAATGAAAAAAAAGAACCAGTAATAGAAGATGGTAAAAGGGAGATCGAAGAAGAAAAACGAAAGATCGAAGAAGAAAAACGAAAAATCGAAGAAGAAAAACGAAATATCGAAGAAGAAAAACGACAAATGGCAGAAGAAAAACGAAAAATCGAAGAAGAAAAAATACAGAAAAAAGAACCTGATATGGAAGAAATACAAATGAATGGAATTTCGACTAAGGATGTATCTCCTCCTCCTCCAGTTCCTGTTCCTAAACCAATGGAAAATTTCTCTCCTCCTCCTCCTCCTCCAGTCCCTAAACCAATGGAAAATAATATGCCTCCTCCTCCAGTCCCTAAACCAATGGAAAATTTCTCTCCTCCTCCAGTTCCGGATCCTAAACCAATGGAAAATAATATGCCTCCTCCTCCAGTTCCGGACCCTAAACCAATGGAAAATAATATGCCTCCTGTGCCAGTTTCTAAATCATTACCATCTATATTTGTAGATAATAAAGATATACCAAAAAAAACACAACCTATACCAGAAAAAGGTGGACAAAATAAAACATATTTCGATAAAGTCGTGGATTATTTTACACCACCAATGCAAAGAGGTGGAGGTAATATTATCTATTCTAATTTACATGTTTCCACAAATAAATATAATTTATTACCACGTAAAATAAATCATCCTAAATATGGATTTTTTTATTATTTTTCAAATGACCTTTTAGATAAAACGGAAATAGATCAAATTCCAAGATATGTTGTTTTTTTTGTAGATGGAGCATATGTTCTTAAAGAACCTGAACCTGAACCTGAACCTGAACCTGAATCGGAACCGGAAACGGAAGAAGAAGAGTCCGTTTCGACCATAGAACCAAAAATCGATCTTTTAGGATCCATCTATTTCCAAACAAAGGATGGAATTCCACTATGGTCTATCAAAACCAGCGATTTTTTTACACGTATATAAATAAAAAATTGAAGTTTCCAAATTAAATATTCTTTTTGCAAAATATTATAAAAGTAAATTATAAATCAATTTAGAGATAGATGGATAGCACGATTCGATTTTGTTCCAATTGTAATAATAAATATTATCATAATATTGATAATAATGAATTAAAGTATTATTGTCGTGTTTGTGGAAATGTAGAACATAATATTGCAAAAGAAGCATTATGTGTATTAGATACTCAGTTTCAAAAAGAAACTAATAATTTTGAGCATTTAGTAAATAAATACACCAAATTAGATCCAACCTTACCTCATATATATTTACAGTGCCCGAATGAAACCTGTAAAACAAATGAAAGTAAAAAAATAACAGATGCGATTTATATTCGATATGATCATCAACGCATGAAATTTTTGTATATTTGCACCGAATGTGATCATAAATGGAAAAACGAATAAACGATTTATACGATACGATTTTTTTACGGATAGAGGATTGGGTCGATATGATATTATTTATAAAATTGACTTTTTATAAATAAAAGAATTTAGACATAATATACTTTGTTTATATAAACCAATCTAATCCAATCCAATCCATCATGAATACAAAATATAACGAAAAAGAAAACGATCTTTTAGAAGAAGATAGTGATTTAGAAGAAGGGGAAGAGGAAGAAAATGATGTAGTTATCAACGAAAATGAAGAGGAAGACGAAGATGAAGATGAAGGTGAAATGGATATAGATGATATAGACATAGACGTAGAAGCAAGAGAAATAAATCAAAAACCGAATCCATCATCGTTTTCTAAAAACCTAGAAGAAGCATATTCAGAAGACGATGCAGATACCGAACCAGATTCAGAAGAAGAAGACGAAGTAGACGTGAATTATTTACAGAAATTCAATGACAATATAAATACAAAAACATTAGAAAATATACATCCTGAAATTAAGAGTGTTAATTACGAAGAAATGATTGCATTAGCACGGGTGGTTCGTGATAAAAATGGAAGAATTATAGATCCTTTACATAAAACCATTCCATTTATAACGAAATACGAACGTGCGCGTATTATTGGTGCACGTGCAGAACAACTAGATGCAGGTGGTGAGGCATATATTCCATTAGACGAAACGATTGTAAATGGAAAGACAATTGCATGGATGGAATTTGAAGCCAAAAAAATCCCCTTTATCATTTCACGACCATTACCGAATGGTAGCACCGAATATTGGCATGTATCGGACTTGGAAAATGTATTGGACTAATATCCCATATCTATCTATTCTATTCTATTATATTATACTCCTAAATAGTGTTGTTGAATTTCTAGATAATTACTGTTACTAGGACAAGTAATTACATTTATTCTTGGTTCTAATAAAATATCGCCATATTCCCTTATTTTTTTACAAAAAGAATGATGTTCACATATGGTAGTATCCCAATCCACCTGATTATATACAATGGTTTTTATTAAAAAAAAACCCCCAAATGCAGCATTTACGTTGAATATGTTATTTTTAGAAATTAACAGGTCATCTTCTATCCTTTTATTTTTGTCTATTCTTTCTTTTTTACAACGTAAACATACATCAAATAAACAAGTGTTGCTTATGTTATCATATGACACATTTTTATTACTAATAAACGCGAGAGAATCATAATAATGCGACATACTTATGGTATTATTTTCAAATTCACTACATTCATAACACACATCAAATACACAAAGTGCCACAAATGTTTGATATGGTCTTACATGAATGGTAAGTGGTTGACCCCATATTCCATCGTCTATATCTATTCTTTTTACAGTAATGTTGGTTTTTTCATCATTCCATGAAATACCAAACCTATCTCCCCAATCGTCTGCTTGTTCATTTAATGGTGTTGGGTCAGCATCTATACATGTCGTCGGCATTTCTACGGTTTTCGAATTTGTTTCTGAAGCACCAATAACATAAGAAAATGTATCGAAGGTATTTATCATATTTGTAATAGTATCGTTTGAAAATACTACGTCCGCGTCCAATAATAGCGTATAATCGGATAAAAGGAATCCATGAAACGTTTTCAATTTATTTCTAAGAAAAGACATATATTCCCCTCTTTCCTTTAGTATTCCTCCTAAATCTTTATTGTTATCTATATCTTCCAATAAATATTTACCTTTTCGATTGGTTCTTTTATAAAAATGTTCGATCGCCGTTTTTGTATTGTCCTTGGAATTGTTCTCGTATATGAAATACTCAAAACAATATTTCGTTTGGTTTTTCTTTTCAATTTCTTCGAAATGTTGATCTAAATAATTTATATAATTTTCACCATTTTTTATGATAAATACTACGGTAATAGTAATCATATATTATTATTATACAATAACCTATTCAAATAAAACGCCTAAATCTCCCAAAAAAAAGGACAAATGTTTTATTCGAACAAAAAAAAATCATTCGAAAAAAGAAAAGGAAAAAAAGAACAAACATCCTTTTCAGGATTTTGAGAGAGTCTTCCGTAAAAATTTTGGAAAATCGATTAGGATCTTTAGGAAAAAGTTGGATAGATTTTTATATTTTGAGTGTGTATTTTATTAATTTTTCCAATTCTTTCCACAGTTTAAACATGTGACAAAAACGGTAGTCGGTTCATCTGCACTTCGCGTCTGCATTTCATAGTAGGTGCATTGTTTTGATTTACATTTATTACATGTAAACATATCGGTAGATGCTTTCACATTATTGGTAAACTTCAAACGATCTCTTTTTATTTTCCTTTCAATGCGATCTTTCCATTGGATTGGATTCATTTCCTGATGTGTCATAAACGCGAATTGATTTACGGTAATTTCGCCGTTTTTCAATTGATGTATTAACTCCACGTTATGTTGTAAATTTTGATAAATAGAACGTAATCTACTATGGTAAATTTCACAAAATAATGGATTTTGCCATTTTTTGATAATTTGACGATTGGTGGCTTCTTTAATCGTATAATTAAATACTCCCTTTTCAATATTCTTTCCTAAATTATCATTCTCGTCCTCGTTCTCATCTTCGGTAAAGATAAGAGATAATTTTTTCGAAATATTTTTACGAAACAAAACCGGATCGTTTTTTTCTAATAAATTCGCCATCTATAGTCTTTGAATAATATAAAAAGGATCTTTGTATATTATTTTACGTCAATTTTTTACAGATATTCTTCTTCACTTAATTCAGATTGATAGTCGAATAATACATTTTCGGTTTCTATCGGTTTAATGGTTGGTTTCTTAGCCGGTTTTACGATTTTAACAGGTTTGGCTATTTTAGGTTTCACTTCTTTTACCATTACCTCCTCTTCTTCCGCCTCGTCTTCTTCCACCGATAAATTATCATAATCAATATCTTCATCGTCGTCTACAATGAAATCGTCACATACAT